GGAGACAAAAATACATCTGTGCTTCTCTTACAGGAAATATTAAGAGCCAGAGGCTTTAAAGGCAAAAACGGCAAAGCCCTGAAACTTACATGGACAGCAGATGCGAACACGATTTACGCTCTGAAAGCTTATCAGGAATCCAGAAAAGAAGTTTTGGAAGTGGACGGAATTTGCGGATCTGAAACATGGAAAGACCTGATTGCGATTTAAGTGAAGCACGATAAAAGCCCCCGGGATTATCTCTCAGGGGCTTATTTTTATTTTGATTTTATTTGTTCTTCGTATTTTTTTATGAGCCATTCCGGGACTGGTTCGTCTCCGTCGTCACCCCTGTATTTGATGGGGTCAATATTGTTTGTGAAACACCACTCCCAGCTGTTATAATCGTCGCCGTCTTTTGATACGATGTAGAATATATCATATTCGCTATCCACAAATGCCATTGTATCTGTTGCGTTCATTGTGTACAGCATAATATACATGTTTCTCCTGTATGCGTACGCCATTTCTAGCGGCGAATCTTCACCGCCCAAAAATTCCATGAACATTTCAACGTCGGAAGATTCTTTCGACAATTTGTTATAATAATCGTAGACTTTTTCATCCCATCCGTCCGGGAAAAGCTTACGATCTTTTATTTCCTCGTTATCTTCTTTAGCCATTTTGTAAATGGTTTCAAGTTTTACTCTCTTAATCATTTTACACGCCTCCTATTTCACTTCGCAATCTTCCAAGACAGCTCGCTCTAACAACTGTCTCACATAATCCGGACATTTGCTTTTTCCGGATTCCCAGTTCTCAAGTGTACGGAGCGGAATGTTATAGCGCCTGGAGAACTCTGCTCGGGATATCTTTAAGTGTTCACGCATTTCTGTGGTGGACATATTTTCTTTTTGTTTCAGATCATCTTCCATAGATCCTTTTGTTTTGTAAGACATGAATCCTACCGCGGATGGGAAAATACGGGTGTAAGTGGTTTTGTTTTCATCAATCCATTTAATACTCACATATACTTTTGCACATAAATATGGCCATTCCGGACTTAATATAGTACCGTCCGCATATACACAAACATCGCATTCTTCAGCGATAGAATTATCATATATGATACGATCGACTTCTTCTTTAAAGAATTTCGCACGGCAATAGGCCACGATGTCGTCTAACTGGTATCCGTCGCATTCAGGTATAAAACTCTTGATCTGTTTTCGCTTGATTTCCCATAGATTCGTGCTATAATCTTTATCCATTTTAACGAGGCTGTCGACAAAACCGCCGACAGGAGAGGGATTTAAGATTTTGTAAGCTACATCAAGTTCGGCGTCAGATTTTCCACAGCCTTTCTTGAAATCATGCATTAATTCATCCATCATGGATTCAAATTCAGATTGATTATATTTATACATACATTTCGTCCCCCTTTCTATCAATGTTCTTTGACATATTTATGTATACGCTCATATAAATTCATTTCATTTCGGTTCGCCATTAATTCGCTTAAATCGTTTGAATCATAATTTGTAGAATATACGGCATAACTGCGATTTTCGATAAACCATGAAGCTTCTTTGATGTTGCTAAGAATCTCCATATCTTTAGCTCTTTTTTCTGCGCGAGCAGGTCTGTTTTCAGCTTCGTATTTTCTAACGAGAGCAGATAAATATGAAATCATGTTTTTTCTTATATCTTCAGCCCATGCAATCTGTTTTGGACTTCCGACGAGTTCAACTAATTTTTGCTCCATTGTTTTCGCTTCCTCCCATGCTTTCTTAAGACCGGAGGAAATTGTCATTGCAGATTTCTTAACCAGTTCCCATGCTCTTTTCATGATTTTTGATAAGTTGTATTTTTTCATTTCTGTTTCCTCCGTTCCTTTGATGATTATATAATACCACCAAATTGGTGGTATGTCAAGAAGAAATGCAATTAAATTAATGTTAGTGGATAAGAAAATCGGTTTCAACATTTACATGACTAAAATGATAACATTTATGAGCTGATTCTTCTGTTCCTATGTCGTTGAGCAAAGCAGAAGTCGTTCGGTTCGGCATGGTAAAACGCTGGGAAAGATAACGCAGGGAAGCGCTGATTTCACCGTCCGGGCCACCGGAGTGCAGTACCCTATAATAGCCCCGCAAACCCAGTGTTTATGCGGGTTTGTGGGATTTTTAACTCAGAAAAAATATTACAAAAATGTTAAAAAGGCCGAAATAGCACTTTTTTATGGATGGATGAAATTCAGGAAATAATGATGTCAAAAGACATTTTTCCGGATTCCTTATCATATATGATCTGTTCCACAACACTTCTGATCAGATTTCCCTTTTCTTCATAACCTACGTCTGGATTCTTCAGGACATCCGAAACAGAACGGATCTCTTTCAGGATTTCTTCTGTGTCAGGCTGCTCTGCCTGTTCTTTCTGTAATAGCTGTGAAAGGGCAGCAGTCAATTCTAACCGATCTGATACCAGACGATCCTTATTATTCTTATATTCTTCCAGAGTATCTACTCCTGCCTCATAAGCCTCTTTGATTCTGCTTTCTCTCATGGTGAGCTTACTGATTTCTTTTTGTAACTGTTCGATCTGCAGTGAATGATCAGTCTTTTTCTTTTTACATACATATGTAAATTCTGCTCCATCTAAGATCTGATCAAAATAACTTATCACAGCTTCTTCAGCCTTTTTGACTGATAAGGCAACAGAAGTCTTATGAAATCCCTTCGCGTACTTCCAGCACTGGAAATAAGGACATTTATTATTACCGGTGTAAGAAAGCGTAGCCCCGCAGACAGAACACTTTAAAAGGCCGGATAGCCAGTGCTTACAGGCAGAGACATTCCGTGCCTTGACCGGACGTTTCCGGGAAGTGATCAGCTTCTGACGTTTTTCGTACCGTTCCCTGGAAAGACGTACCTCATGGCTTCCTTCAAATTCCACTCCGTTCCAGACAACAGTTCCGCAATAGAAGGGATTTCCAAGAATCCGGTCAACGCTACGCCGCTCGAAGAGTTTTCCACGTTTCGTCCGGTACCCGAGATCATTGCAACGCCTGGCAATAGCTGTCTCATCTAAGTTCTGATTATCATACAGGTCCATGATATAAGAGACAATGGCATATTCAGCTTCATTAATGATATAAGGTTTTCCATGTCCAACTGCAGTATAGCCAAGACAGGGAGATGTCTGATAGCCTTTTTGCAGGGCTTTTTCTTTCATGCCACGCAAAACCTCACCTGACAATCGAATGGAATAGTATTCATCCATCCATTCGATGATACGCTCGATCAGGCTGCCGAAAGGTCCCTCAATCAATGGCTCAGATACACTGATCACGTCTACATTATCCTTCTTGAGCATACTCTTGTATACGATAGACTCTTCCTGGTTACGGGCGAAACGACTGAATTTCCATACCAGGATCACATCAATAGGGTGAGAAGGCTGCTTCGCCAGGGCGATCATCTTCTGAAACTCCGGACGCTTCTGTGCGTGCCGGCCGGAAACACTCTCAGTAAAGATAAAGTCCCCGGAAACAATCATGTCATTCTTCTGGGCGTAATCCAGCAGAAGGCGTTTCTGTGCATCAGGAGATAACTCTGTTTGGTCCTCTGTCGAGACACGGATATAGAGAGCTGCTACTTTACTACTCATAAATATCACCTCGGTTTTATAAAATATGTAATTTTAAGTATAAAAATAACAGCCACACAAACGTTCTGATTGTGTAACTGCTCCGAAGATGATATAATATCTTTGCCAAAGTACTGGATCTCTTCGGAGATTCTTGATCCGTCCCTGTTACCAGCAGGGGCGTTTTTTATTATAATAATTCAGAGATCACAATTGATAAATCAGGATATATACATACTGGAATTTCATCGTCGAAAGAATACAATCCGGTACCCGATTCATTTTCAAAATCGTAGACATTTACGATACCTTTCAGGGGATTTATAATCCAATATTCTCTGACTCCGGCCATCCGGTATTTAAATAATTTTATTCCGTAATCTTTACTCTGGGTAGCAGGAGAAACAACCTCAATTACCCAGTCAGGTGCACCATGACAACCTTTTTCATCTACTTTGTCCGGTGAGCAGACAACTGTTAAGTCTGGTTCGACATAGTTCTTGTTATCTTCATTCAGGAACACTGCAAATGGAGAAACATATGGTTTACAGGATCCGCTTTTACTTTTAATGTAATTGCGGATAGTAGCATACAGTTCACCGACGATTACCTGATGCCTGGTATTAGGTGGTGCCATCATATAGATCTGTCCATCAATCAGCTCTGCACGTTCACCATCCGGAAGAGCGTAGATGTCATCTATTGTATAAATCCGTTCTTTGGGTAATGGCATAATGAAAACTCCTTTCTCCAATCCATTGAGACAGTTACTTACTATAATTTCTTTAAGTTTTTACGAGGACCTTTTTCAAGTAAAATTTTATATGGTTCAGGCATTTCATAGTTTCCCCAACGTGTGTACAAAACCTCTTTGAGCAAAACTGGATGTAAATATCTCTGAACAACTTCTATTATTTGCTCTGAGAAATTTTTTAAATCAGATATATCTGAAATTGGCATACGAATTTCATTTTTATTTATATCCGGAAGAATCAATAATTTTTGCGTTCCGGATAACGAAATACGGCAAATCCATTTTCTTACATTTTTCTCATACAAAACAGCAGTATAGGATCCTGTATGCTTAAGGCTGATTTTATTCACGTCAATGGTATTCTTCAGGACATCTTTGATTTCAGAAAGAATATCCCAATGTTCGTTTGTTTGTATATTGGGAGCTGATACATTTGAACTGGTAACAGTAGTGTTAAGAGCTGCCTGGATTTTATCAGTCAACAATTCATTTATGTAATCGGTTAGTGCTTTTTCTACAATAGGTCGAAACTTTTCTATCACAGACTGCGTTTTTGCACCTTTATATACTGGCTGAAGAAAAAGCTTGATAAAATCATCAGTCGGATTTTTAAACTGATTTTCGATAAAATTTTTAAATAAACTATTGTATTTCAATAATGAAGCAGAGTCCATAATTTCAGAGATATTAAGATTTTGTTTTTTAAATTTATTCAACTGAGAAATTTCTGCATCTTTGATATTAAGAAGATTGATATCTAGGAAAGGCTCTTTATCCATTTTGTTTGTGTCATCTAAATCTGTATAGAACTTATATTCTATACCATTGGTAAGAATGGCAAATTTAGCAGGTGTTGACACGAAATAGCGAAATAACTGAGAACTATGCCGGTCTAACTTCTTATTTACAGATTTAGCTTCAATAAGAATGACAGGATCTTTACCCATCAGGATGGCATAATCAACCTTTTCTCCTTTTTTAATTCCAATATCAGCTGTGTATTCTGGACAAAATTCTAAAGGATTAAACACATCATATCCAAGAAGCTGAAAAAAAGGAACAATCAGAGACATTTTTGTAGCCTCTTCGGTTTGAAGAGTATCCTTGATATTTTCAAGACGCTCGGTGTATTTTCTTAATTCATCTTTGAATTCCATAATGGAAATCCTCCCTCTGTGATATAGACAATTTTAATGCAGACTATTTTCCTAACCTCAATTCAATTAATTTTTGATGATATCCCGTTATTCGAGATATCTGTTCAATAGTAAAATCCTTATATTCTTCCAATAGCGAATCTGGTAATAACAGCTCCGTTCTTTAATCTGCTGATGAAATCATATGTATCACCGCAAATGGTTTGAAATAAATGACATAATTATCAACAACAGTGTATACACCGTATTTAGCATGGTAACACTGCATAGCCTCTTTTAAATATTCCTCCGTAGTATCCAGATATTCAGCCATCTCATAAAGATTCCCACATCCTGCTTCATAAGCCCTGATCAGGCCGACAAGCCCAATCTTTAGATTATACCCATAAAGCCGAGCTCGATATTCCTGCTTTCGGCTTTCTACCTTATTCTGGTCTAAAATGTTTCCGGAGCTGGTGCGATAATGCCCGATTTCTTCGGCAAGCACACAGGATTTTTCTGCTTGTGTTTCTATATCCTTTCGGATTGCTATGCGACTGCCGCGGATCAGGCCATCATGTTCAGTAAGAGGTTGTTCTTTAACAAGTAACCCTTCTTGATCGGCAGCAGTCAGTAATTGTTCGTAATTCAATTGGGATCACCCCTTTAGCGATTAAAATAAAACGGTTCTCTCTAAGCTGTTTGCTTGTAGTCAACAACTGCAATTTCAGTCAGCATACCTTTAACTTTTTGAATAATTTCTTCAATTCGTTCAAGTGTTTCACCATTTAAGTATTCTTCCCCACATTGAGAACACTTTTCACAAGGAACATTCTTGATAATGATATAGCATCCCTGATAATCAGTCATGTAAGTTGTTGTAGAAGATTCAATATTACCTTTGCAGTAAAAACAAGTCATTATGCATTCTCCTTTCTGGTTTTGAAATCAGATTCCCATTTATCAAAACTGGGGAAATAAGCTGTTATAAGGAACAAATCCGATTCGTGATTTCCGATGACTACATGAAGATATTTATCTTCGATGCTCATCCCCAGAATTAAACAACTGGGGTAAGGATAATCATCTGGATATTGTTCGATGATTTCTCCATTCATAATACAGGCTATTACATCTTTTAAGAATATCCTACGCTGTTCCAGCCTTTTAGCTGCGTGGAGTGTAATACGAATGTTTTTAGGTATACATAGTTTACGCAATTCCAATATATCTAATGCCATATCATTCCTCCCATTTTGAATCATCATTCATAATATCCAAATCATGCTGAACACCTTCGGGTGTTTGCTCAACATCCGTCCGGGCATGAGCTGCAAGAAGATCTTCTTCCATCTGCTGGGCGGAGAGAAGGTTCTTAGAGTAGGCGAGAACCTTTCTCTGGTTATGAGGAGACAACTGATTGCAGATTTCTATGATTTCCTTGCACTGAGCAGAGACGGAAGAGTTCTGAACAGATTCTGCTTTATAGGGAGTTCTTTCCATAGGAACGTCAAAACCCATAAGCCATGCTTCACTTACGTTCAATGCATTTCCTAGAATAAAAAGCTTTTCTTGGTTAGGCTCTGTTTTTCCAGAACAGTATTGACTTATATCTGACTTATTCATTTTTACACTATACTTTTGACAATATGGAACAGTCAGATTAAGAATATCAACCTGCCGAAGTCCGCGCATATTCATTATTGTTTTTAAACGAATTGCAGTGTTTTCTTTCTTCATAATGTTCTCCTTTTCGTAATTGAAATATAACACATATTATGCAAAAGTTCAATAATAAAAACCTAAAAGTTAAAAAAATTGAATTTTATGTTGACAGAAAATGGACGACGTGATATTACACAGATAATTCAAAAGCTTGAACCGGAAAGGAGGTATCAAGTTGGCATTCGATTATAACAAGCTACGAGGAAGAATCGTGAAGATTTTTAACACTCAGTCGAACTTCGCAAGTGCAATGGGATGGTCGGAGCGCATATTGTCACTAAAGATGAATGGAATGTGTTCATGGAAGCAGATAGATATTTGTAAAGCAATACAGTTGTTGAAACTTACTATTGAGGACATTCCGATCGTATGTACTCGGGTAGGTCACTACTCTGTACTTACAGGATAAGAGCATATGAGAGGAGAGTCAACGAAAGTCGTTCGACAAACTGCTTAAATTTGTATAAACAGTAACTCATACATATCATTTCCCATACCATAAAGAAGAGGTGAGGAAGATGTCAGAATTAAAACTGGTAACAAGAAATATCCGTATTAATGGAATTCAGCATAAAGCCAGTGATATGTCAGAAGAAGAAATCAAATGCCTGCTCATCCAGAGACAGGATATAATTCTTCTGAATATGAATTACGAAAGAAAAGCCGCCGGTTAAGGCGGAGAAAGGAGGAACATATTAAGGTTGCGAATCATAGAATAGAAGACCTGGAAAGAAAAGGAGAATGATTATGGAACAGATCACAAATTATGTAAAACCGGAACTCATCGTAGTAGCTATTGCTTTATATTTTGTAGGAATGGCACTCAAACAGGCGCAGGCGGTAAAGGATAAGTACATCCCGCTTATCCTTGGTGGAATAAGCATTGCAATCTGCGCGATCTATGTGTTTGCCACCTGCACCTGCGGTACCGGACAGGATATTGCAATGGCAATTTTTACAGCGATTACACAGGGAATACTGATTGCCGGTCTTTCTACATACGTGAACCAGATTGTAAAACAGGCAAATAAAGACGAATAAGGGATGAGAAACCATCCCTTTTCGCTCTATGAAAGGAGACGGACATGGAAATAAGAGGAATTGATGTATCTGCCTGGCAAGGGAAAATTGACTGGAAAACAGTTGCTGATTACGGCATGGGGTTCGCAATCCTGCGGATTACAGAAGCGGGAAACGTGATAGATAGCTACTTTGAGCAGAACTTCTCTGAATGCCGGAAATACAATATCCCGGTTGGGGCATATAAGTATTCCTATGCTATGACAGTTGCAGAGATACAGAGCGAAGCCAAGAAGGTTGTGGAAGTTCTGAACGGGCGAAAACTGCAGTATCCGGTCTGGCTGGATCTGGAATGGAATAATCAGAGAAGCCTCGGAGCTGAACAGATCCATAAATTGGCAGAAGCGTTCGAAAAGATTATCACGGCAGCGGGATATAAATTTGGTATTTATTGCAATGTGGACTGGTACCTGAATGTAATCTGCAGCCATCTGAAAAAATACGATTTCTGGATTGCACGTTATCCGGCATCAGATAACGGTACTTTACAGGAACGACTCCGGCCGGACTTTGGTGTGGGCTGGCAGTATTCCAGTAAAGCAAAGATACCTGGCATCAGCGGAACTGTAGATAGAAATATATTTTACAAAGATTATAACGAAGCAAAAGATATAAAAAAGGAAAACACAGTCATGACAAAGAGTGAAGCTATCAACGTAGTTCTGGGAATTGCAGAAGAAGAGATCGGGTACCTGGAAAAGAAAAATAACAGTAAGCTTGACAGCAAGACTGGAAATGCCGGATCAGCAAACTATACAAAATATTGGAGAGATATAAAACCATCCTATCAGGGGCAGCCCTGGTGCGCAGCGTTTATCTCCTGGTGTTTCATGAAAGCTTTTGGTCTGGATAATGCAAAGAAACTCTTAAAACACTGGCCGTATGTATACTGCCCAACCTTAGGCGTCTTATTTGTAAAAAATGCCAATCCAAAAGTTGGAGATATTGTTATATTTAAACACGGCGATACATTTACCCACACCGGCTTTGTAACAAAAGTAGCCGGAGACAGGTTCTGGACGATTGAGGGAAATACTTCCGGAGCATCCGGTATCGTGGCAAATGGTGGTGGGGTGTGCCAGAAGAGCTATTACAACAGTAATCTTCCGGGGACAAAATTTTGTACACCGGACTATTCAATTGTTTTATCTGCAGATAAAGATGAAACAGACAAGACAACAAACCCAGAAGGAGGCAGCTACATGTTTAACCCAGAGACAGTAAAAGCAGGAGACAAAAATACATCTGTGCTTCTCTTACAGGAAATATTAAGAGCCAGAGGCTTTAAAGGCAAAAACGGCAAAGCCCTGAAACTTACATGGACAGCAGATGCAAACACGATTTACGCTCTGAAAGCTTATCAGGAATCCAGAAAAGAAGTTCTGGAAGTGGATGGTATTTGCGGATCTGCTACTTGGAAAGATTTAATTGCGATTTAA